TGCTCTTCCACAATGTCGATATTTCCGCTGACGATTACACCAAGCTCCGTCAGGACGGCGCAATCAAGTTCAAGGATATTGACCCGCAGCTCAAGGCCGAGATCAAGTATCTGGTTGAGGAAATGAACCAGACACAGACCCAAACTCTGATCGACCATCTCTACGATACGATCTTGACGATTTGTGGTATGCCGAACCGCAACGGTGGTTCTTCCACCAGCGACACCGGCTCCGCTGTCATCATGCGTGACGGTTGGTCTGCTGCCGAAGCGAGAGCCAAGGACAGCGAACTCATTTTCAAACAGTCTGAAAAAGAGTTCCTGAAACTGACGCTTCGCATTTGCCGTGATCTGGCAAACCTTAATTTGAAGCTGTCCCAAGTGGAAATCCGCTTCACTCGCCGGAACTACGAGAATATTCAGGAAAAGGCCAATGTGCTTACTTCCATGCTGAATAACAACAAGATCGCTCCTATTCTGGCCTTTACCCATTGTGGTATGTTCTCTGACCCGCAAATCGCATACGCCATGAGTCGTGATTATGCCGAAGAGCAGGAAGCTAAGACTCTCGCTCAGATGGAAAAACTCGCCGGTGTTCATGATGACGATGACGAGGGTGGCGATGATAAGGGCAACAAAAAGCCTAAGGCTAAGAAAGAAGATGGCGGTGAGGGCTGATGTATAAGTACCTTGACCAACAACTCAAGAAGGTAGTCAGGGAGATATATCGACTCTTTCAGGAATATCGGGTAATGCCTTTCGATGAACTGAATGTGGTGTCGAATGTGCAGGAACTCTACCGTAAACTGGAAGAGGTCAACCGCCAAATGTTTCAGCAGATCGCAGACCACTATTACGACTCGGAACCTCATGGGGACGAGGTGTTGGTGGATTGGTGGCTTTCCGATGTTTTGTCCACGCCGAGCCGAGTGATGAAATACTCCTACGACTCCGAGATAGTGCGAAAGCGTGACCGTCTGATGGAAGCGCTGTTGGCTACCGGTGGTTCTCCTGCCGAGTTCGATACCGCAATGCGGTACTGGACACAGATGACCGGTTGGTTCGCTGTTGAAGTGGCTGATGCGGCTCTGGCACAGGCACGAGAAGATGATGGTATTGAGTTCGTGATGTGGGTATCCGAACATGATCTCAAGACTTGTGATTATTGTGATGGTTTGGACGGCAATGTGTATCCGGCTGATGCCGTTCCTCCTAAACCTCACCCCAACTGCCGGTGCTATACTGTGCGGATTTAGAAAGGCGTGGTTCTATGACTCCGAATGTGACTCTTCCCCCTGCGATTGTCAGGGAGATCGAAGAGATTTTGAAATCCGGCAAGGAAGCCGAGGTCGCCATTCGCAATGGCAAGCTGATCGTATGGGCGGTCAGCAACAAGAAAAAATGTGAGGTCGTTATATAGAGATAACGATGACAGTCATTACGGACTAACCTTTTGGGAAACCAGAGGGTTAGTCCGTTTTTTTTGTTTATGGTTTTGTAGCTCAGTTGGTAGAGCATCTGCCTGTTAAGCAGAGGGTCGTGGGTTCGAGTCCTACCGAAGCCGCCATCATGGTCAGGGAAGACCTTAATCGCAAAGGGGAGAAAACCCCACCAAAAACAGAAAACAGCGGTGAGTGAACACCCGAAGAAAACGCAGGAGGTAATTTCTATGGCAAAGATCGACACTACCAAAATTGAGGGTTATGACAAGATGACCCCCGAACAGAAGCTCGCCGCTTTGGAGGGTTTCGAGTACGAGGACAACGCTGCCGAACTGGAAAAGACCAAGAACGCTCTTTCCAAGTCTAATTCCGAAGCTGCTGAGTGGCGCAAGAAGCACAATGCTCTTCTCTCCGAAGACGAGAAGAAGAAGCAGGAAGAAGCCGAGCGCTTTGCTCAGATGGAAAAGGAATTGAACGATCTTCGCAAGGGCAAGACCGTTTCCGAGTACAAGGCCAAGTTCATTGCTCAGGGGTATTCCGAAGCTCTGGCTGAGGATACTGCTCAGGCTTTGGCTGACGGCGATACCGCCAAGGTCTTTGTCAATCAGCAGAAATTCCTTGACGAATATGCAAAAACCGTCAAAGCAGACGCTCTCAAAAAGACCCCCAAGCCCGCTGCTGGTTCCGGCTCCACCGAGATCGACTATGACAAGAAGATCGAGGAAGCACAGCAGAGCGGCAATATGTCCGCCGCGGCATATTACACCCGCCTGAAAGCTCAGGAAGAAGCTCAGGGCAATAATCAGTAAAGGAGATATGTAAAATGGCAGATCAGATTGCTACCAGCTTCGGAGTTCTGAATTACTCCGGTATGCTCTTTAACAAGGGCAACACTCGCACCCCTCTGTCCACCATCATCGGCGGTCGTGCTAAGATCACCAATCATGTTGAGTTCGTAACCGGTCAGGAGTACACCTCCGCTGGCGGTTCTCAGCCTGCGATCAGCGAAACCGCTTCTCTGACTGCTCCCGAAGCTACCGTTGTGACTCGTGAGCAGAAGACCAATGTGACTCAGATCTTTCAGGAGTCTGTTGGCATTTCTTACGGTAAGCAGAGCAACATGGGTACTATGTCCGGCCTGAATGTCGCCAATCAGCAGGCTAATCCCATCAACGAGCTGGATTTTCAGGTAGCTCAGAAGATCATCAAGATCAACAACGATATTGAGTACACCTTCATCAACGGTGTGTACCAGAAGGCTACCAATGACTCCACTCCCAACAAGACTCGTGGTCTTGTTACCGCAATCACTACCAATGTCATGGCTATGGACAACAAGGCTCTCGGCCTGTGGGATATTGCCGACATGGTTCGTGGTGTTTATGGTCAGCACGCTCCCCATGAAGACCTGTGCCTGTGGTGTGACGCTGTGACCCTGTTCCAGATCAACGCTGACGCTGTTCAGAATGGTCTGACTGTTATTCCCAACGCTCGTAACATCAACGGTATCGCTCTGTCCAAGGTGGTTACTCCCATCGGCGAAGTCTACCTGATGCTCGGCGAGTACCTTCCTGCCGGTACTGCTATGCTGCTGAACCTGAGCGTTCTGGCTCCTGTGTTCCAGCCTGTTCCCGGCAAGGGCAACTTCTTCCTTGAGCAGTTGGCTAAGGTCGGTGCTGGTGAGAAGTATCAGCTCTTCGGTCAGATCGGCCTCGACCACGGCCCTGAGTGGTATCACGGTAAGTTCACCGGTATTTCTACCGAGTTCACCAAGCCCACTTACAGCCGTAGCGTTTATGTGGCTAACGCTTCCGAGATCGGCGTTGCCGCTGCCGCTGAGGGCTAATTAACCCCGAATGAAAGGTAGGTGGAACTCATGACCAACGCTGATATGCTGACCAAGCTGAAAGCTATGACCGGCGAACAGGCCGAGGAAGTGCTTTCCACCTACCTTGAAATCGCCGGTCAAAAAATCCTCCGCAAAGCCTACCCCTACGATGACACGCAAACCGAAGTTCCTGTGAAGTATCACTACACACAGTTGGAGGTTGCGGCCTATCTGCTGAATAAGCGTGGCGCTGAGGGTGAAACCGCTCACAGCGAGAATGGTATCAGCCGTTCTTACGAGGACGGAGATGTACCGCCCTCCCTGATGCGAGAGGTTGTTCCCTGCGCCGCCGTCATTTAAGGAGGGGTCGGTATGAAGATCATGGAGAGGAATAAACAGGAGTTTCACTACTGTTTGTACATCAACTCCGACCCGATCAGGGATGCGGAGGGCAATGAAACCGGTGAACACAAGGTGGGCTATGAAGCCGCCGTTGCCATGAAAGCCAATATCTCTGCCGCTACCGGCTACGCTCAGGTGGAGCAGTTCGGAAACTTCATCACCTATGACAAGGTGATCGTAACGGACGATCTGTCTTGCCCGATTGACGAGCATACCGTTCTGTTCGTTGATAAGATGCCGGAGTACGACAAAGAGGGCAACCCCCTCTTCGATTACACGGTGCGCCGTGTAGCGAAGTCCCTGAACAGCGTGGCAATCGCCATTAGTAAGGTGACGGTATCGTGAAGCGGAAGTTTAAGATTGGCCTGAATGGTGACGGTATCGCCGAACTGTTGACCGCCCTTGAAGAATACCCGAAGTGGATTGAAGAACGCTCGAAAGAGCTTCTGAACCGACTGACGCAGGAGGGCTACCAGATTGCGGCAGCGGGGTTCGGAAAGGCACAGTACGATGGTGTCAACGACTCGGCGGTATCGGTGGAAAACCGAGGTGAGAATGTCAGAGCGGTTGTGGCTCTCGGCTCGGCGGTACTGTTTATTGAATTTGGTACTGGTATCACTTATGCAGACAACCACCCCGAAGCCGGTAAAAACGGCATGATAAGGGGCGGTTATGGTCAAGGCAAAGGCAACCAGTCCACTTGGGGCTACTACGGAAGCCCCGGCACGAATGGCGTGGTTCGCAAGGAAACCGACAAGGGAACCTTGGTCACGACCCACGGCAACCCTGCAAATATGCCTATGTATGAAGCTGCCAAGCAGCTTAAAGAAAGATTGCCGGAACTGGTGAAGGAGGTATTCAACCGATGATTGATGTGGAGTCCAAAGTTTACACCCCCATTGCGGTTGCGCTCCGTGATGCCTTTTCCGGCATTTTCGTTTCAGGCGAGTATGTGAAAGCTCCGTCCAGCTTTCCTCATGTAAGCCTTGTTGAGATGGATAATTACACGAGTGCTGACCGGTTGGATACCGCTGACGAAGAGCGGTTTTCCACCCTCATGTATGAGGTGAATGTCTATTCCAACAAAACTTTCGGCAAGAAGAGCGAGTGCAAGAAGATCATTGGCTTCATTGATGATCTCATGTACAAGATGAACTTCAAGCGCCTGTCCCTTGCCCCTGTTCCCAATATGGACGATGCAACCATCTACCGTATGACCGCCCGATACAGGGTGGAAACAGACGGTGAAAACTTTTACAGGAGGTAATTTCAAATGGCTATTAGCACTTACAAGGTTTTTCTGATGCACAAGGCCGCTGCTGCGGAAGTATATACCAAGCTGATCGACATTAAGGAGTTCCCTGACCTCGGCGGTGAGCCTGAGATGCTGGAAACTACCACTCTCAGCGATAAGATGCAGACCTACATTGCGGGTATCCAGTCCCTCGAAGGTCTGTCTTTCCTGTCCAACTACGACAAGGCCGACTACGCCAAGCTCAAGGCTCTTGAGGGCAAGAAGGAGCAGTACGCTGTCTGGTTCGGCGGCACCGAAGCTGGTGGCGTGGTTACTCCCGATGGTT